CGCCAACCGCGCCGATTGCCTCGGCTGTCGCCGTAACCGTGATCTGTCCGGCCGACGGGATGACGACCTCGGCAGGCAGGCGCCACTTTTGCCCGAGCGTGTCGCGCGCTTGGCCGTTCGTAATCACGGTTCCGACTTGGCCGACGAGGGTCAACGAGGCGGTCGAGTACGTGGCCGACCGGCGCTTGATGCCGTTGGTTTTGACGACGCGGGACAGCCCGACGCCTTGCGCCGTGGCCGGCGAGAATGCGTTGACGACCGACGCACAAAGCGCCATCAGATCATGCGCGGCGCGCGCCTCGATTGCGAGCCATTGGCCGTCTTGACTATCCGGTTCGAGATAGACGTCCTCACCGTAAATGCTGCGATACTGCGCCCGGTACCATTCGAGCACGGTTGGGTAATCCGGGTAATGGAACCCGGTTGCGTCGAGCCGAACAAGATTCGAAATTGACATTTTATAAAACCTCGTTCAATACCGCTTGACCGTACCGCGTGGAAATGGTTGCGGCAATTGTAACCTTGCGCGCGCTTGCGTCATAGCTCGACGAATAGGCGTCGATCGAAACAACGCCCTCGGTTTCGAGGATGCGCTCGCGGATCATCGGGTCGACGGTCACGAGGCGCCCCGCACCGAGGCCGGCCGCTTGCCACGGCGTGCCCTCTTCGGTATCGAGGAACCACTCGCCGAGCCACAGACGAAGCCGGGTCACGACGGCTTGCGCGACGGCCTCGGGCGTGTCGCGGTAAAAGTCCTTTTGCCCGCGACCGAACACGCGGTCGCCGTTGGCGTCCAATTGTCGATACCTCATACCGGTCCCCCCGTTTGACTGCCGCCAGCCTGTACGCCGCCGTGCTTGTGATCGGCACCGATGTTCTTGCCGTTGTGCGTCAGGCTGGCCGAGACGATATTGCACGCGCCCGAGTCGGTCAACTCGATATAGGCGGTCCCGGCTTCGTTGCGCAGCTGCGCCGCCGTGGCCGACACGTTCGCCAGCTTGCGCGGTTGCGACGTCGGGCCGGGAATGGCGAATCCGTCCGACAGGTCGTGCATGCGGAACTCGGCCGGCGGTTGCACGCCCCCGGACTGCCACCACGCGTCAATACAACGCGAGGCGAACACGACGAGCACCTCGTCGCCGGCCTTGAGCGGCAGCGTGATCGCGAACCCGCCGGCGCGCGGAAAAACGATCGGCACGTCGACCAGCAGCGGGAGATTTACCGCCCGCGTCGCGCCGTCCGGACCGGCCGTTTCGCCTTGTATCGTCGGCTGCACGGTGCAGGTTTGCGCGGCGAGGTCGGCCGACACGACGACGCCCGGCAAGGCGGCCCAAATGCGCGCCTGCGCGCCTTCGATCGCAAGGCGCAACGACTCTTCGTTATCGTTCAACAGCTCGGCGCGGTTCATGTGCTCTTGACCTCTTTGCCCTTCGGCGCGGTTGCATCGACGTCGAGCGCGACGCCGTCGGCGTACCAGTCTTGTCCGTGCGTGTCGCCCACGTACTCGACGGCCAACAGTCGGTAGACGCCGTCCCGTGAAACGTCGGCGGGCTTGTTCGCCGGCTTGTCTTTGCCGCTCGGGTCGATCTTGGCCCGCGCGACGTCGGCCTCGTCGATCATGACGCGCGCACCGATCCGCAACAGCGGATTGAGCAGCGCCCGGAACTTGATTCCGTCCGTCGTTTGCTCGGGTTGCCCGACGAGGCCGGTTTTACTGTTCAAAACGACCGCTTGCGACGGAAGGAGTCCGGTACGCGGGAGGAATTGAACGCGGCCATCCTGAATCGACCACGTTGCCCCGGTCGACTCGGCGTTCTGGCGCAAGACGTCGCGGGCCATGCCGTATAAGACTTTGCCGCGCGGAAGACGCCGCCCGCCGAGGTCGGGCACGTAGCCGGCCCCGACGCCGTTGCCGGCCATAGACCCGAGGGCGGCGCGAATTTGCTCATTCGGGCCGGCGCCGGCGGCAAGCGTGGCGTTCACAATGGCGAAGTTATACGCGGCATCGCCGTCGCCGGCGTAGATCGTGACGAACGAGTCGACGCCATCGCGCCCGGAAATGGCTTGCTTGATGTTGCCCCGGAAGATAACGCCGAACGTCTCGTCGTAGCCGGCTTGTAGCGTCACGTCTTCGAACTCGTCCTGCATGCGCTGCACAGTGTCGCGCGCGACGTTGTAGACCCGGATTTCGGCCGTATTGGGCGTTTGCGCGTCGGCCTTGGTCACGCGGAACACGATACGCAGCCCGGACAGATTGAGTCCCGCGCCGGCCCGGTTGGCGACGATCAGATCGACCTTGCGCCCGAACAGTAGCGCACTCATTGCGTAACGAGATAGTAGAGGTTCGACTCGCCGCCCAAGTTGCCAAGCGTGGGCGGGGCGTCCTCGTCGCCGTCGGTCACGATGGCGAGCACGCCGGGAATGCCGAGGTGCGCGAGTTGTTCGAGCAGGTTCGCGCCGGTCACGAGAGGGCAGCCCATCGCGAGCGGTTCGCCCTCGGCGTCGTACAGGTCGAGGAACCAACCGCCCTCAGGTGCGTCGTTCCAGCGCGCCGCGACGAGGTACGGCACGCCGGCTAGATCAATCTCGAATCGTTGCGGCACGGGTTCGAGCGGGATTCGGAATAGTTGCTCGGCCATGTGTTACCCCGCGAGCGCACGAAGCGCCGATTTCGGTTTTTCCTTGTCGCTCGGCTGCGCCTTCTTCGCGCCGGCGTTATCCGTGCCGCCGGTTGCGCCGGGGTTCTTCTGGCGTGCCCGAGGCGGTACGGTTGCAATCTGCGAGCGCACGATAATGACCTCGCGCAGCTCGGCCGACACGGCTAGCACGTTCTCGCTTTCCCGGTCGGTCGTGTTCATGAGCGACGCGAACAGCATATTCCGGTAAATCCGCTTGCCGGTCACGACGTCGAACGGCTCGCGCGACGCCTGCAGCTTGAGCAACGCGTCGTACGTCTCGGAGAGCGGGCGCTCGGAGTCGTCGCACGCGAACCGCATTTGCAGAAACGCCGGCTTCAGAAACGCGTGGTCGGAAATTTCCGCGCCTTGTTGTACCGGGTGCCGGGTAATTTCGAGGTCGTCGGTTGCGATTTCCTCAATCGTGACCGTCGCCGAGAACGCGCCGATTTTGCGCGCCGGGCGAATCGTGACCGGTTCCGGCGTCGCCGTGATCGTCATCGCGCGGCCCCTTTCGCATTGCGTGCGAGGTCGGCATTTACGCCGCGTTGCGCGCTTGCCGTGGCCCGCGCCGCGCCCTCGGCGTCCTTGACCCCGTGCACGTGGATATCCGTTTTTTGACTAATCGTCTGCGCCCCGCCCGCGCCGGCCACGGTTGCGGCGGTCGCCGGGCTCGGCGTCAACGCCGGCGCGCTCTTGCCGCCCCCGAAAATACCGGCGACCGCGCGCCCCATGCTCGCGACTTTGTCGAACCCGGACGTAAGCCAATCGAAGAACGACGAGAACCACGCCTTGACCGTGTCCCAATTCGCGATGAGCAGCGCGCCGGCGGCAATCAACGCGGCGATTGCAGCGATTACGAGGCCGATGGGGTTCGCGTACAGCACGAGGTTAAACGCGAGCACGACAGCGCGGGCAGCCGCGAGAACGCCATTTACCGCGGCGACGGCAGCGCCCCATGCAAGCGTGGCCGTCTTGACCGCGGCGAACGCGGCCGCCGCACCCCCGAGCAAGCCCAATGTGATTTTGAGCCCGGTCCCGAATTTGCTATTCCAGTCGATGAGCGAGTCGCCGCCCTCGCGGAACGTCAAGAGGTCGTCCAGCAGCAGCGCGAGCGCGGCGGCCAGCGACAGAATGAGGCCGAGCGGCGAGGCGAGGAACGACAGATTGAGGAACTTCCACGCTGCAGCAGCGGCGAGGATGTACCCCGCCCATCCGTTCGTCGCGTCGTTGGCCTTTCCGAGCCACCCGAGTACGGTGCCGATAGCCGATGCCGCGCGGCCCGCCAGCGAGAAGAACGCCGACGCGATGCGCAAGAGCAGGTCGATAATCGGCACGACGACGGCGATAATACGCGGCATGTTTTCAAGCAGCGTTTTGCGCATGCGGGCCATGCCCTCGCGGATCGGCCCCATGAACTTGTGCGCGACGGCCTTGCCCATGGCGCCGATCAGGAACGTCATGCGCCCGATTTCGTCCATGTAGTCGGACGCGTCGGCCGCGGCTTGGTTGATGTTGAGTCCGGTTGCTTTGTAGACCTCGTCGACCTCGGCTTGCACGCTTGCGAGGCCGCCGGTAATCGTGGCGAGCATGGTTCGGTCGATGCCCAAGCCCTTGAGGATGCCGAGTTGTTGGCCGCGGTCGAGGTCTTTGATTTTCTCGCCCAGCTCTGCCATGAGCGCGGACGCGCCCTTTAGGCGTCCGTTGGAGTCCTTGACGCTGATCCCGAGTTGATCGAAATACTGTTTGCCGCGGCCGAGGCCCATTGCGGCTTGGCCGGCGGTTTCATTGAGTGCGAGCAGCGAGGCGCGCGCCGCGTCGACGCTGGAATCGTTCAACGTGGCCGCGTACGTTACGCGGTCGATCGCGTCGGCCGTCTCGTTGAGTAGGGCGGCGGTATCGCTCAAGCTGTCGAGGTTGCCGGCAATTTTGGTCACGCCCGCGAAGACGGCCCCGGCGGCAGCGGTAACGGCAGCTCCGAGCGCGGCCACGCGGAGGGTCGCGTCAGCAACGCCCCGGTTGAACGCGGCCATGCTCGCGTCGTCAACCTCGAACCCGAGGCCAACGAGGAACTCTTTGATTACCGTCACTTGTTCGCCTCCCGGTACCTGTTTTCGTTCTCGTCCTGCACGGCTAGGGCATCATTCATGAGCGCCACGTCGGCGAGGGTCAACGTGCCGTCCTTGAGCGATTCGTACTTGCACAAGCCGCGCACCACGGGCCGCAACAGCCAATCCTCGCCACCCGGCAAGCTAACCCAACTTACGGGGCGCTTGCTTTCAGGGCCGCGGCTTTCAAACTCGACGGGACGGCGGCGAAAAAATCCGCAAAATTCGCTTGTGCCGATTTGAACGCGAGGAACAGCAGGTCGGGCAACGGCAGGTCGGCGCGCATGATCGCCCCGCCCACACTGACGCGGTGCCACCCCTCGCCGTCGCGTTGGAACGACACGGCAGCGAGCAGCCCATGCAACACGAAGTCGGCGTCGGCGTCGCTCAAGCCGGCGAGCGCGTTACCGACCGCGCCCACGACGGCCACGACTGCGCCCTCGTCGGCCGCGTCGGCTTTGGCGACCGCCGCAACCTCAGCCAGTACCGGGGCCAGTCGTCGGACGATATGAAACTGTTTCATAGCGTCGATGCGGTCGGCGCGGTACTGCGCGCCCTTGTGCTCGAACTGGATCGCGCTCATGCGTAGCGGCCCAAGTTTTGCGAGGTCTTCACGGCGTGGAACGTCCATTCCATCATGCCGCCCTCTTTCGCGTACGTGACCGTCGGACGGCGCGCGAACGCCACGCGCGCAAGGTTGACCAAGTCGCCGCCGGCCAGATTGCGCACAGTGATCGAGTTGCGGCCGTGCAGCAGGCTCGATTGCGTCTGCGCGTTGTACATGGTTTGCAGTTGCGCGTTGACCGGCGACGTCTTCAACAGACGCACGGTAACCGTGGACGCCTCGCCAGCAACCAGCGAATGCATGCCCTCGCCGCCGGCGCCGATGGTCATGATGTTTTTGTCTTCGGTCGGCTCGATCGTAATGCCCTCTTCAGCAGCGCCCGCGCCGGCGGCGAGGTCAACCGTGCCGCCCGGACCGCTCAACGATGCGACCACGTCGAGGAATGAATAGACTCCGCTCATGTTGTGCTCCCTTGGTTAGCGGTTGACGTTGACGATTGCGTCGATTTCATGAATCGCGCCGGCCAGCTTGAGCGCAATTTGCATCGGCGGGGCGATGCGTTGCTCGCGGATCGCTTGCGGCTGCAGGGCCATCGGCTCGGCGTAGATGTAGTAACCGCTCGGCAGCGTGTCGCCGTCCTCCAGCTCGCCGAACCCGTCCGCGTTCCAGACGCCCGGGGCAACGAGGCCGTTGTTGACCGCTTCGTCGCACACTTTTGCAGCGACCGTCACGAGACGGTTTTGCCCGGCGTCGGTCTGCGGAATCTTGGTGCGAGACTGATAGAGCGTGTTGTACAGCGCATTTTGTAGCGCGTCTTTGAACCATGCGAGCCCGTGGATTTCGTCGAAGTACGCTTGCCCCGACATGACGCCGTATTGAATGATCGCGGTGTCGTTGTCGTACGCGGCGAACACGTTGCAACGCTTGGTCTTGAGGGTTTGCGCTTGCGTCTCGGTCAGTTCTTCCGCGACGATGCCCGGCTCTTGCTTGTACATAAGCGTGATCGTCGAGCGGTTGGCGTTGAAGTCGACCGAGAACCCGCGACCCATCATCGAGCAGACCGCGAACGGGTTTGCCGCGTACTGCATGCAGGTTTTGCGGTAGCCGAGGTCGCGGAACCGAGTTGCGAGGTCGCCGGCATAGGCGCCATCGAGCACGCGCGTATCGGTTTCAGTCACGCCGAAAATGCGGTCGAGGGTCGACGCTTCGATCAGGGCGGCCACGTCTTCGAGTTCGTCGCCGTTGGGCATTTCGGACGCGGCAAACGACAGGCCGAACCATTGCCCCGACACGTTCATCAGGGCCGCGGCGCACTCGGCCGGCGTCTCGGCGCCCATGCCCGGAACCGGCGGAAGGGCGGTTGCGGCGGTCAGCTTGAGCAGGCCCGAGACGTCGGCGCCGCTACCGGCGGCCGAGGCGTAGCCCACGCTCGACGCGGTGCCGGTCGTGTCGCTCTTGATGACGAAGCGCGAACCGGTCCACGCGCACGAGGCGCCCACGAGGGCCGCGTCGATGATGGCGGCAACGCCGTTCAGGTTGAGCGCGCCGGAAAAGTCGAGCCCGGTTACGTCGACCGGTGCGGCGCCGTCAATCGCGATCGAGAAC